TTTAATATAATTTTTTATATATTGATAGGATACACCTATATCCCCTAACGCCTTCCATCTTAAACTATTAATTCCCATAATAATCCCCCCATATATTATATTCTTGTACTTCCAAGATTAATATTATATAATATATGTGAAACAATTTTGGAAGCACTTAATTTGTATAGAAACTACTATAGGTTTAGCCGGCCTCAGTAGTTTCTTTTTTATATTTTACTACATTTTTTTACAATTTGTCCATAAAAGATAAATACAACCCACATATTTCCTAATAGGTAGAATTATTAATATACACTCTATGTTGTAGCTTGAACTGTACTAGCAGTAGTAGCAGTAAACTGTGTTATAGCAGTTTTTAGAGTAGCATTTTCTGTTGTTAACTGTGCGAGTTGATTTTGTACAGTCTGTTCTTTAGCTTCTTTCTCAGCCTCTGTTGTATTCTTATGTCCAAGTTCATTTACAGCATCTTGTATAGCTGAATTTATAAGAGCTTTCCTAGTATCTGTTAAATCTATTTTTAATTCTTCTAACAATGTATATACTGCATTTTGAGCTGTAGTTAATCGTTTATCGCTAGATATATCACCAGCATGACTTAATTGTTGAGCTTCACCTACTGCTATCTTAGCCCATTTATCAATATTCTTAAGGAAAAATACTACTGGATTACTAGGAAGTACTTCACCTGCAACATCTAAAATCTTACCTGATGTATCTGCAATAGTTTGAGCTGTATTTAAAGCATCTTCTACATTTACCCCTTTTTTCTTTAGCACTGGGAACCCAACCAACATAGCTCCAAGAACACCTCCTACTACACCACTTGCTATTAAAGTACTCGCCATTTGTACTGATATCATAAAAATCATCCTCCAAATTTTATTTTTTTATAAACTAAAAGAGAGCCTTTTCAGACTCCCTCAAAATAATCTTTTAGATCCACCAGCACCTTTATTGTTATTCCAATATACCTCTGGTGCTCCACCTTTTCTTAATGTTATATAATTTCCCCTGTCTAAGTGAATTGACATATCTCCATCTGTTCTTTTTTCAATATAGAAAGGCATCCCTGGTACCTGCCAAATATTATCTCCTGTCGGTGCTGTTTCTTCGTAAGTAGGATATTGAGGCTGTATTGTTTCTGGTGTTGGTACTGACTCATTTATCTTTCTTCCTAAAATGCCTTCAGCTATAGCTAACCCTATTCTATCAGGACCATACTTATTGTATATTGCCACATCTTCAGTAGCCTCTACAAAACACACCTCTATAATCATGCCTGTCATATTGGTGTTTCTAACTTCATATAGGTGTTCACCATTAACACCATCTTTTACTCCTCTGTTTTCAAATCCTAAAGCTTCTAAGTTAGCTAATATTCTTTTTCCTATAGCTACTGCTTGAGCATTATTAGGATTTAGCCATACTTCCGAACCTATTGCCCCATTATAGGAATTGTAAGCTTTATTGAAGTGTATTGATGCAAAAAGGTCTGCACCAGATTTATTAGCTTTAGTAACACCCTCTACTAGTTCAGCATTAACATCAGCAATACTTGACGTTACATCTAGCGTACTTTCACCAGCTATCTGCAAATATTTAATAACTGCTGCATATACTTTTCTATCTTCTGTTGTTTCATCGATTAGAGCTCTTGCTCCTGGCACTGAGAAGTTATGTCCTCCCCTTATAGCTTTCATAAAATCATCTCCCTTATTTTAATTCTTTTTTATTTCCTTCCTTTAATTGAACTAATATATCTTTAAGTTTAGATGGTATTGGAACTCCTAGTTTAGCTGCATTTTCTAAAATACTTATACCTTCCATAGATGCATAAAAATAAATAACTAATGTCCTAAAAATCCATCCTTGTCCAAGCAGTCTATCTATAAGTACAGCTAACATTAAGATTATGAGCATAGTAAATTTCTTTTTTAAACCTAGATAGCCTCTGTTAGAACTTAATTGTTTATCTTTTGTACCACACATAAGGCCCATTATATAATCTAATACCATGCACGTGAATAATACTTGTAATCCTGTTTCCCACGAACCAAGCAACCAAGAAAATAATGTTCCCATTCCGGCTCCAGTTGCACCAATAGCCCCTGTTTTACCTGTGAAGTATTCTGTAAGATAATCTAAAAAGTATTGCATTACACACCTCCTGTATAAAAATAGGCAAAATAAAAAGACTATTGCTAGTCTCGAATTTTGCCTTTATATTTAATTTTTAAGATGTAATTAAATCTTGTCTGCCTTGTTCAGTTAAATAAGCATCTATCCCGGCCTTTAAATCAGGTCTTTTGCCGATTACATACTCATAAGTATAGGCACCACTAATTATTCTACTCGCTAAATATTGAGCCATTATAACGCACCTCCTAGCAATATATCATCTAATGCAGTTTGCATTAATTCTTGATTTTCTTTAATCTTTTGAATCTCTTCTTCTGGTGTAAGCTCTTTAGGTTTCTTTTCTGTTTCTCTTGTTATCTGTAACATATCGTACCTCCTAATATCCTATAGCATAAGATTTGACTAACTTAGGCTTATCTGTAGTGTTAAAAAATTTTATAGTACATTTGTCTGTTGATTCCGGCAATATTGCTTGATTGTTTATAACCTTAATATCATTAATGTAAATATCTACGCCATCATCTGTAATAAATTCTAATAAAGTAAATGCTGTTGCTGATGTTTCTATAGTTATTTCTTTAGTTTTAGCCTGTCCATTAGGTAATAGTTGCATTATAGCTATTCCTGTATTAGCTTTATGTTCAGCATCTTGTAAATTTATATCATCTTCATTTAAAAATATATCAGCAAGTATGTGGTCACAACTGGATGCTTCTAAAAGGTTTTTAAATTTAGCTATGATTATTTCTTCTGCTGTAAACTCTTCCGGGTTATCTACTATGCTTATGGTCTTCTCTACCATGTTAGCTATCATAACAGGTTCATTGTCTATCCATTCTGTAGGTTCATCTACTGTAACTGTTGTAGTTACTTCTTTTCCTTCTTCATCTGTATAAGTATTGGTAACTTCTCTAGGTTCAGTTTTTGTTACAGTTCTAGCTTCATTGGTTTCTACTACTGTCTTCTGCCAGTAACTTTCACTTTCGGTTTGTACTTCTTCTGAAGCATAATACAATAATTGTCCTTGGCCATTGGCTTTTTGTTTATCGCCTTCTTGAACTTCTGTAGTCTTTGACAGTGTGAAGTCTTCGGGAACAGTAATTGCATAAGTAAGTGTGGACTGGGAAGATGAAGCTTTCCCAGTGGTTCTATCTATATAAATAAACATATTAAATGCCTCCTTTTATTAATGGTCTGTTAGTAAGTTGGAAAGCTAATATTCTCCCATCTTCACCTGCAAGTGAATGATAAGACACGTTACCAAGAATCTTTTTATTATAAGCGGAAACCACTAAAAATAAAATTCCATTTTTATCTTTAACTAAGAAAGTCATAAGAGTAACATAATTTGACAATAAACTAAATCCAACTAAATCAATATATTTTACAATGGATTGTGAATTTATAGTAAATATATTAGATAGTGACGCTGAAAGACTTGTAATCATACCCATATCAATACCACTCATATTACTATGAAACCCTACTATTTTTGTTTCTTTTGTCATAGAACACATCTTTGTAGCATCAGTACGAAGTTGACTTCCATCTGTTAATACTGTACTAATAGTAGAATCAATTACACTATACTCATCTAACAATCCAAAATTAGTATTTGGATTAAAAACCATATTACTTGACCTAGTAGTTAGTGTAGTTAGATATGCCTTTGGTTTTACTAAACTATATCCGCCTGTCAAACTGCTTGGTGGTAACATACCTTGTTTTGGTACATAATCACCATAACTAACTATGCCGTCAGTATTACTGGCATCCATAAAGCACTGTATCTCTTTAGTTTCTTTTCTTACAAGTAACATATTAGCTTTTCCATCATCTCTACGTGGATTTTCGGGTGCTAACACGTCGTACCCTGTAGGTGTCTTTAATACTATATCTAAATATGGGTAGTCTAAGTTTACCTGTGAAGGTGTTACTCCATCTGAAGCATCTGTATAAATTAAGAAGTTAACCATACCATCTGGTTGAATAGTATTACTTATTTTAGATACACTATTTGTTTCTATAATACTAACAGATGTTAATACAGGTGTTGCTGAAACATTGCTATTTGATGCGTTCCATTGTGTTGTGTAGATTCCTATTACGGCTTTATTTCCACTAGGGCAACTTCCATATGCATAAGCACTTAGTATAATGCTAGATACATTGTCTTTTATCCATTTAACTTTATCTATTGCTGGGATAGTTCCTATTTTATCTTCTATCATTCTTATAATGTTAAATTGAAGTAGCATCTGAGGTATATTACCACCTGTACTGCAATTCGCTAAATTTAGAAGACCATCTAATAGGGATAACCCACCACTTTGAGCAGAACCTGCTTCATGAAACTGAGAAGGTGTTAGTAATGTTGACGAAGCATATAGTCCATCTGCACTTTTACTAAATATATGTGGACAGACAGTTGTACTACCGCTCACTTTTCCTGCAAAGTCATCCCTTATATGCACACTAGGATTTACTATTAGATTCTTTCCGTTAGCCGTTCCTCCAAGTGTAGTTGTCAATACTTCACTAATTCCACCCTGTCCAGCAACTTGATTAAGTGAATACTCTAATTGTATGTCCTGTACATTAAGTGCATACAGTGTACCTAATGTAAATGTTGAAGCATTAGTTCCTAGTCCACTCCATGTGCCAGTTACAGGTGCATTATAAATCGTAAACTGTGAAGTTGCATCAGGTATAGTAGTCCATGCACTTGATACTGTAGCCACCTTTGTACTTCCTACATAATCAGATATTGTTTTTCTTTGACCTGTTCCTGTACCTGCTGTAATCATAACATCTAATCCATTGTAAGCATCATCTGTAGGATTAAATGTTGTTGGAAGAGTTATTGTAGTTGATGCTCCAGCTTGTGCTGTTCCGCTTGCATTTGCTTTTACAGTTGGTGATGATGTAGACGCTGTGGTTTCAAATAATAAATTCCAACCCGCATCAACTTGTGCCTGTGTAAGAGATTCTCCTGTAAATGTAATCATCTTGTTTATACTATCTATTGCCGAAACAGTTCTATCACTAAGTCCCATACTATTTAAAATAGAATTATAAGGTTTAAATATATCTCCAACTACAAACTTACTTATATCATCTACTATTATTGTTTGACCTGTTGCTGATACTATCTTAGCCAATGCAGTATCCGTATCTATCACACCCGATATAATCTCTCCACCAAGTCCAGTAACTTTGATAGTATCTCCAGCAGTCCATTGATTAGCAGTTCCTTGAGAAACTGTAAACTGTTTAGGTCTTCCACCTGTACTTGCAGTTACTTTTTCTATAGTATATTGACTTGTCAAAGCATCTGAGAATACTTGTCTTTGTCCGTTGAAAGCTGGGCTTATTCTAGCATAACCATCTATAAAGTCTTGTGGTAATGTGGCGAATACTGCTCCTCTATCAATGTTGGAGATTGAAATATCAGAAATAGGACACGATGTATAATAAGCGGTAGCTATTGTTCCGTTCGCCTTTCCACCAAATCCTATACCCAATTTTGAAGCTTGTAGTCCTTTAAATATATCTAGGTTCGATGTCGACTTAAGTACACCATCTAAATATATCTTATAAATACCATTATTATTGGTTAATCTAAGTTGATGATATCCATTATCCTTGACAAATGGGAATGACAATGCACTCGTCCAACCAGTTAAATTAACAGGGTCTGAATATTTATAGATATCTATGACTTTCAATGTACTATCTATAAATAGCATAAATAACATCCTATTATTGCTATCAAACAAACTAAATAATGCACCGTCACTTATATGATAGAATTCTACATCTATTGTAAACTGGTCCTCCTGTAACAAATTGACAGGCAATATATTAGGTACTGCCGATGTTCCTACTACATAACCCAATCCTGTAGGCATTGGTCTGAATGAGCCCGTGCCTAAATTTAATGACCCACCAACTTCCGCAGTAGTAGTTCCGTCAAGTGAAGCATAAAATATATGGTTAGCATCTATCGGTGTCTTAGGTATCCCATGATAGGTCTTAAGCATATTTGTTTTAGCACTTGTCTGTAATTCCCCTCTTAGTAACTTGTCAAAATTCTCTTCTAATAACTGTTGATAGTTAAATCCTGTTAGTGATACTTTGTGTCTAAGATCTATTATGTCTCTATCTACTATAACATTAGCTAATAAAGTATCAGGTCTATTCGAGGTTATAATATATGCAACACTTATACCAGTGTCAGAATGACCACCTATAAGTATCGTCACGACATTATTAGATGCTTTATTTATTACTTTATGCATATATGAACTTGCTTGTAAATAACTGCCCACTTCAATATTAGCGTAATCAACATCATTAAAAGTTAATTGTAAAATTTCGCTTATATTAGCGGTTCTACCAAAACTATATGTTCCAGTGATTTTACTATATACCTTGCTTCCATTACCATTGCTTACACTGTACCCACCACTGTTTCTTCTATGAACCTTGAACATTGGAATAGCATATACATAACCGTCTGCAGTTTTAAGGGTTGTTTTAGATAGAGTACTTCCAGTACCTGCTGTATATACCCCAGTATCACCAATACATATTTTATTTATCATGCTACTGGCTGGTCTTACTATCGAGGGAGTAAAATGTGATATAAACTTTAATTCAGTCGTACTTACGTCAGGTAATAATGTGGAAATATTAGCACCTTGTGGTGTAACATTTGAATAAGATGCATCAACTAAATCATAAATATCAGTATGAAACCCTTGTGGATAAGACTTAAAATCTACACCATCAACAACTCTTAATCTGTAATTCCAACTAACTACTCCATTAGTATCTGCTTGTTTCCAGCACTCCAAAAATACTAAATCATCTCTAGTACCTGTGCTTGGTGGAGCATTTAAAGTAATTATTGTTCCGGCTGGAATTACTGTCTTGTATCCATTTACATATGCAACAGTTTCAGAAGTAAGCTTTATCTGATTTGGGTTTGTTGCCATAAAAGTATAGTCTAAATCAGATAAAGTAGAGAACCCACTTGGTACTGTTTCTTTAACTAACTCAGAAAGAGCATTTTCTTTAGCACTAAGAACAACAATTTGTTTTTCCATGTTATTTAAATTGTTGGCTGAAACTGGTGTACCTTGTTGAATAACATTTCCGTTTTGGTCTTTAATATGGTCTTTCCACACTGTATTAATATAATCACCCATTCATTACACCTCCGTAATAGTAAATTTAAATATTACAAGAACACCTTGAGTGGCTAGTTTTGTAATACTATCGGGTTTGTCTGCAAATACCTGCCCATTGGTGTCGATTAATTTTATATCTGTAACTGTTCCTGCTGCTCCATCAGTTAAAAATATATTTACTGTTAAGGTATTGCCGCTAATGGTTTTACTTAGTATAGGCACATCTATATTAGTTCCACTTACAACGTATCTTCCTGTACTTATTAAATTTGAAATATAAGTCAACACGTTATTAAAACCTGTTGAAGTTATCATACTACCACCTCCGTTGATGTAAGAATATCTCCTGCTTGGTTATATTCTTTTACAAAATTATTTTCATCTGAATTTTCTTGAATAGTTGAAGAATAAGCCTTACCTATTGTTGTATCAAATGTTTCGTTTGAGCCTGTTATAAATTGTCCTGCTAAATCATTTCCAGCCTCATCATAGGTATTCATTGCATTATTATAAGAACTTGCGACTTGTATCAACGCAGCATAAAGCGAACCTATGACATATCCATCGGTTTTACTTAATTGACTATCATATAAATAATCTCTAATTGGCTTAATGTTTCCATTAGCTGAATAAACCCTTCCTATTGTAGCAATACCACTTTCAAATTCTGAACTTAAACCTGATAGTATTGTTCCTCCTAAAGCATAGTCCTTAATATTCTTGCTATAATCGACATGACTTGCTAGCGTGGATGCAAAACTTCTTCCATAGTTGCTTATTACAATTCCATCACCACAATTAAATTGACCACACATATTTAACGGATTAAAAGCATAAGTTCTAGTTGCAGTAACCTTTATAGTTTTTTGAGTTTCTAAGCCTAACAAATATGCCAAATGTGATGACTTTATTCTTTTGATTTCTGATATAACTTCGTTAATATTTACATTAAAATATTCCTTTGATACTAGCGTAACACCAAAGGTATAATCTGCTATTGCTTCAGTTATAACTGTGTTTACTCCTGTATAGCTTGACAATATATTTGCCATTCTTTCTGGAGTAATTGGGTGTCTAGTTTGCATTTTAGCAATGACTTTTCTTCTTCTTATTTCAATAGCTTCATTCAAGTTAGTAGGAAGATTATTTCTCTGCTCCCAAAATGCCAATCCCCATGTTGCAGTTTGAGGAAATAACTGCAACAAAATTTCATCTACCAAATCATATGAGGAATCCCATTCAGTTCCTATAGCTTGATAAATAGCCTGTTCTATTTCACTTTTAGCATATATAGGTGATATACGCTCTATCATCTTTTGTCCTCTAAGTGACGTTATCACTATTAGTCACCTCTCCTACCATGGCTACTTGGTCTATCAATTGAATATTAGATGTTTCTCCATTTATAGTTAAATTAGAGTAATCCTTTATTCCTCCCTTATTTAACATAAGTGAACCAATTATAGTATCTATGGCCTTATACATTACAGTGCCACCCATTCCTATTTCAGATAAATATTCGTTTATATTATCTTTTAAGGTACTTAATACATCTACAGAGTTGTATCCTTCTTCAAATTCAAAATCAGCTCTTACATCAATATTTAAAACACTTGGGGTAGCTATAGTTACAATTGCACCCGTTGGAGCCTTTCCGCCTCTATTTTGTCCCTCAGGAACTATAGGTGCTATATAATTTTGTACAGCATCTATAAGTTCTTGAGTTGCTGGCTGCCCATTTTTATCTAGTATTAGGACTTTAGTAGTGCCTGCTCCATTCCATTCTGCAATAACATAAGCATAGCCTACTCCAGTTACTTCTTTGGCCCATCTAATATAATCTGTATCAGCACCACTTAATTGTTCTTCCTGCTCAGCCTCTACAACCCTTTCTCTATAGTGTTCTTCATCTTCTATATCAGTACCGCCTTGAAAACTTTCCTCGTTTGCTATACTCTCTACTCCATTTATATGAGTAATAAGTACTGTTATAGTGTTTGCTAATACATTCCCTATAGTACCTTCTACAAGACATTTTGCATTCACGCTAATCATTCCTGTAGCATCTATTACCTTAGTTTCTGTAAATTCAAATTCTATGCTTTGCTTTATATCAGTTGATGGTGTTCCTGCTATTTTACCCGCCTCAATTAAAGTTCCTGGATTGCCTTTTACTTTTATAACACCTGTGGACTTTGTAGCACTGTTTTCAAACACTCCCTTACATTCTCCTAAATACCTCAAGTATATACCATAAGATGTTTGAGGGAATGCCAGCTTTAAAATTCCTTGAAGTGCTTTTTGTAGCAAATCTGATTTTTCCTCTGCAGTAGGCCTTGTATTATCCCAAAAGAAGTCTCCTTCCATAACACTTACATCTACTGGTGCTTTTGCTAACATTCTTTCATGTATAGTGTCTGCATCTTCTTGTAAGAAGTCTGGCATAGATAAATCTGTACTCATTTAATCACCCCACTTGCAAACTATTATTGAGAGATATTGTTTCATCATCTATAGTAGTAACTTCGTATTCATAATAAACTTCGCCTTTACCGTCAATCCATTCAAAAGTAAAATTATCAACATTATCAGTCCTTGGATGAACTATAAGAGTTTCCTGTGTCATTCTTTTTATTTCAAGTTCTATGGCATCTTTTGAGAGTGAACTTCCTATAAGTTCTTTAAAGTCATGTCCATATAAGTTAGAATAAACTAATTTATACCGAGGACTTAACATTGCTTTGCTACACCATTGAATATAAGCTTGCAAGTCGTCTGCCTTGGCTATAGTAC